AGTAAAAAGTGGTGTTAGAAACAGTTTTGTTACTTGGGCATTTTAATGACACACGAGTTTAAAGACATAATGATTTGTAAAGATAACTTTTTTGTTAATCCAGATAAAGTCTTGGCGCTGTTTGACGAAGAATCATTCTTTAAATCTGAGTACTATCCCGGTATGCGTACTAATAACTTACTGGAGTCCGCTAACGAGTCTTGTAGAAATTTTGGGTTATTCTTTGCTAAAAAAATATGCGATGAAATATTCCCAGGCATCCATGGTCTGATGATAGATGCAAGGTTTCACGTTAATCATGTTTATAATAACTCCACTGCCAACGAAGGGTGGATACATTCCGACGAAGCGGATCTTGCAGGGCTAGTGTATCTATCAAAGAATGAACGATCATTACACACTGGTACTTCGCTGTTTGTCAAGGATACAAAAGGCGACTTTGCTGTAAAAGATTTTGTATCTCGTCAAGAATTTAATTTAACAGATGTACCATCTGAAGAGTATATCAATGATTTAAAAGAAAACCACACAAATTTTACAGAAACAGTACGAGTAGGTAATATGTATAATAGACTAGTTGCGTATGATGCAACTATTTTTCATAGACCCAATCGATATAATCTAGACTCCGATGACACTAGAAAGAGTATTGTTTTCTTTATTCGCGGCTTCAAACGAAATTACGAGTCAAAGATTAATATACAATCAACATGGGAGGACCTA